AGAATATTATTTGATGAAAAATTTTTAGCACATTGATAGTATCTGTCTAGTACATCATTCTCTTTTCCTCTAAAAAATTCAATCTGATTTTTTTTTGCAAATTTTACTATTAGATCATCTTCTTTGTTTGTAGTTGTGGCAATAATTATTTTCTGAATGAGTTTAGAGTGTTTTAACTGATTAATTAGATAATCAAAAACAATATACTCATCATCCGCCTTAGCCATAACCTTCCCATATAGCCTAGATGAACCCATCCTAGCCTGAACTATACAATTAATTTCTGAATGATTCATTTCTCTAAGTAAAGATATACAGTTTTGAATATTACCGTAACGATCTAAACTTACTAATGAATTATAACTTCAAACAAAGAAAAGAATGTATTGAAAACAAAGAAAATAAACTAGTGAGTTTTTCGGTATGTAATGAGAGTATGTAAGCGTTGCATTCAGCCTGATACAAGACCTGGAATTTATTTTGATGATCAGGGTGTCTGTGGTGGGTGTCTTTGGGAAGATGAAAAAAAGGAAATTGATTGGAAATCTAGAGAAAAAGAACTGCAAGATATAGCAGAATGGGCCAAAAAAACAACAAAGAGTAATTATGATTGTGCTATTGGCGTTAGTGGAGGTAAGGATAGTACCAAACAAGCTTTGACAGCGAGAGATCGGCTTGGTTTACGTTGTTTGTTGGTTAACTGTGAACCTGATGGCATTACAGAAATTGGAAGACATAATATTGAAAATCTAAAAAATTTAGGATTCGATGTGATAACAATTAGGCCTAATCCAAAAAAACTGAAAACACTAATGCAATATGACTTTTTTAACTATCTGAACCCAATAAAAATTACTGAATTTGCATTATACTCATCTACCTATATTATTGCAGAAAAATTTGATATTCCACTAATTATACAAGGCGAAAACCCAGGTTTAACTCTGGGAGCAAGTCTAAGTGGAGTGGGTACTGATTCTAACGCATTGAAGGCTAACGAACTCGAAACTTTATCAAAAGGAATAGAAGAATATTTAACAATTGATGGAATAGTCACAAAGGATCTATTTCTTTATCAGTATGATCAATCTATTTTAGAGAAAAAAGGAATTAAAGGAATTTGGTTACAATACTATCTGAAGGAGTGGTCTCAACGTGGTAATGCCGAATTTTCAAAAAAATATGGACTATTATAGAACGTGAAAGAATAAATGGTTATGAGCATAGAGCTCCTAAGAAAAAAATAAAGAAAAATATCAAACAGAATTAGAACACTATAAAAAACATATAGATGATAATAAATTGTTATTAGATAATATTTCTAATAGTTATGATGAAATAATTAATGATAATAAGAAACTAAGAGATCAATTATTAAAAAAAGAACAAGATATTTTTGATTTAAAACAAGAAATTCAAACAAAATTACAAGATAATGTTGTTGAAACACAAAATTTAAAATTTTTATTAAAAGAACAAAAACATTTAATAGATTTAGAAAAGAAAAAAACTTATGAATATAAAAAAAAATGTAATAAATATCATTTTATGAATTCAGTAATGAATGATTTAAATTCTTAATTTTTTTTTAGGAATATAATAATTTTTTGGAGCATTTTTTGATTTTTCTTTTATTAATTCAGATTCTAAAATAGCATTTTTTTCCATTTCTTGTAATAATTCAAAATTAATTTTTTTCATATCATTTTTCAATTTATCAATTTCATATTTATATCGTTTTGATAATTCTTTATAATATTTATCTTTTGTTACTTTCTTATATTTTTCCATTTCTAAAGGAGGAGCCGAAGGTTTTTTTAATTTTGGATAAAAATATCGTCCTTCCATATTCATTCATTTGAATTTAAATAATATTCAATTTTAAAATAAAATAATTTAATTTAAAAAAATTACTTTATTATATATTATTTATTATGCAACGAGTTAACAACAATAGATTATTAAATAAATATGATTATAGCCAAGATATTAGACCTTATATTGTGACAACTGTTAATGCAAATATTGTTGCTGATACAGAAAATTTCGATGCAAGTGGAGGAGGTGCAACAATATCTGATGTAAATTTAGTAGATCTTGAAAATATTGAATCAAAAGCTGGTACAATTGAAAACTTAACTTGTACTACATTAAGTGCTTATGAATTAACAACAGTATATATAAATAGTTTTGATGTTAAATCTGGAAATAATATAACATTTTATGGAGGTTTAGATCAAGATGATAAATTGATTTGGAATTCTGGAGCATCAACTTTAAATGTTGATGCAAATTTAAGAGTTGGGAGATCATTTATACATTTAAATAATCCTTCTTTGATTCAACCAGATCAAAGTGAATATAATACTGATATTGGGATGATTATGCAATATTGGAATACTGATTATTTAGGAAATAAATACGCTTTTTTTGGTATGGATGGTGAAACAAATAGAATGAGATATATGACAGGTGTATCAAAAGCTCCATTAAATGATAAAATCGTTTTAAATAATAATACTGGAGTAGGACATAAAAAATTTGGAGATTTAGAAATAAATGCATTATATGTTAGTAAAATAGTAGAACATGACGATGGTACAAATGGTTTAACAATAGAATCTTTGACAGGAGATTTAAATGTAATTTCAGCAGGAGATTTAAATTTTTATGGATCAAATGTAAACTATAATATTACAGGTGGTTATGAATTAGTAAGTACAGCTCAAGATATAAATTTTACATCTATTAGTAGTGAAATGAATTTAACTGTTACACGCGGTGATATGAATATTGATACTTTCGATGGTAATTTAGATTTACAAGTTGTAGGTGGTTCAACTGATCAAATTATTATTCAAAATTCCGAAGGTGATATTAATATTGTAACTGGTTCAACTAATACAGATTCTATTCATATGGATACAGATGGTGGAGTTTTAATGACATCTGAAAATTTCAAAGTAGTAACTAATAGTAATACTGAAATAAATTTTGATGATACTGGTTTAACTTCAAATCTTGCTAAAACAGATTTTCAAAAATGGATTCCCTTTAAAGATTTTAATGCAATTGATGGTTATTGGCTTACAAATAGATCTTTAATATCTGGATTACCAATTCATTATTGGAAAAAAGAAAGAAATGAAGAATATAGTAGAATATATGTTGATGTAGATTTATCATCAAGATCAACAAATTTAAAAGGATTTAAATTAACAAAAGTTTATTTTGGTTATAAAATAGAAAATACAAATATATATGATTTAAATACAATTATTACAAAAAAAACATTTGATCCAACAAATGTAACACCAATAACTGTTACTCAAGTAGGTTATAATGATATTAACCTCGAACAAGGTATAACAGCATTAGAACATTATCGTGGAATACAAATTGGTAATCCATTTTATATAGAACACGATAATATATTAAATATAGAATTATCAATATCTTCTGCTGCAACATCAGATTTTTTATTTTATGGTTGTAATTTAGAATTTGAAAGAAATGATTTATAAAATATAATCATTTAATTGTAAGAATCTTATATCACAATTTTGATCCATTATTTCTAATGAATCAAAATTTATAGTTTCTTTAAAATTTAATAAATCTCGTACTCTTAATTTATATAATAAATTATGTTCACCATTTGGTCCAATAATTGATAATGCTCTATTAGTTAGATTTATATTACCATTATATGCAACATTAATAAATAAATCTTTTTCATTTTCCATATTTTTTAATTTTTCTATTTTTTTTTTTAAATTAATTTCATTCATTCTATTTATTTTTAAAATATATTCTAAACCTTCTTTTTTATTAATATAATTTATTATAATTAAATCATTATCAATATCATAAAAATTATTAAATTCTGGTATTTTTTCTATTTTTTTTTTTTGAAAAAAATATTCATAATAAATATCATACCAAAAAAAAATAGGATTTACGATATAATTATATAAATAATCGATCATCATTTATATAATTATAAGATTTGTTATTTATATTAAAATAAAATTTATTATTATTATTAAAATATAAAATGTCGATTCCACCAATTAAGGTAGATAATTTAGATTTATCTATTCAAAATTTAGATATGAAAATAACTTCACATCCTTTAATTATTATTCTTAGTACATTAACAATTATATCACTATTAATTCATATTGTTTATTTTTCAATATCATTATTTGATTTATTAAAAAAAAGAAAAAAATCAGAAAGAGTTGGTAGTAGAACAGATTTATTTGTTGAACAAGAATCTCCACCACCAATGGTAGATCCAACAAAAAGTAATTATCTTCGTTTATAATTAAAATTTATTTAGATAATAATATATCATAAAATATGGTTGATTATACTACTGGAGTAATAGTATTTTGTGCTCTTTGTTTTTTTTTTTGTTTTATGCGTTGTTTAATTTCAGAACTCCGTGATGCTTTAAATAATCGAATTAGTATTCATCAAGAACGATCAAATAATATAATGGAAATGAGAGAATTTTATCGTAATCAATTAAGAGATGTAGCAAATCGTCAATTTAATTTAGAAGAAACTACTTATGAAATAGATAGACAAATTATAAAATCATTACAAGAAAAATATAAAATAAAAATCAATTACAATGTCTATTATAACAACAAAGAAAATGAAGAAGAAAATAATTTTTGTTGTATATGTTTACAACAATATAAAATAGAAGAAAATATTGTAGAAATGTATTGTAATCATTTATTTCATGCAGAATGTATTGAAGAATGGTTAAATAATAATCCAACATGTCCAATCTGTCGTACAGATGTAATAAATGAAAATAATGATGTAATATTGGATATGAGTGATATTAGTGATCCATATGATAGATCAATTCAAAGAGCATTGAGTCTCTAAATATTATTTATTAATTAAATATTTATATAATATATAATGAATTTTTACAAATTTTTAATAATAATTATATTTTTAATATATTTATATAATAGATTAAATAAAGGACCTTATATTTCACAAAGTGGTAAATATTGGAAAGTAATTATTTATAATAATAATTTTGATAAAAAATTATTAAATATAAAAAAAGGAGATATAGTTGAATTTATAAATAAAGATCAAATACGACATACAATTAAAACAAATAATATGAGTATTCAAAATAGTCCAATTTTATTTCAAAATGATACATGGGAATTTAAATTAGAAACAGATAACGATGTTATTTTTGAATCATCATTATATAATAATATGAATAAAATAATAATAAGAAGTACAAATGATAATAA